TCTCTAATAAGTGCGACAATCACCACTTTGTATATAAGTGCGACAATCACCTCTACATTTAGGAATGAATTGCAAATTATAAAAAGAAAAGCAAATAGAAAGAGTGACTTTATTATTATTATTAACTGTACTCTTCCTATGCTCTTAAAACGTTCAAAAAGGGGTCTATTTGGGTCAGGAAGACCTCTCTTGTATCTTTCATGAGTAATTTATCATTCAAGAAATTTCTATGTAAATTATTTTTATTAGTTAGTGTAATTTCTTTCGAATGACATATGACTCATTAATGTACCTTCAAGGGGCAAATAGACCCCTTCATTGCAATCTATGAACGATATGGAGCAAGGTTCTTAAGGTGATAGTGCCCTGTGGATAATTGTTGTTTACCCATATCAGGAATATATGTAATACCCCTATCAGGGTCAGACCATGCTTCTAATTGTTCTTCAAGGTGTTCTTCAATGCCCGTATCGGCATCCCTATCCAAAACCTCTTTCCAATGGGCTACTGCCATAGACACAGCATCTAAGCGGTCATCATGTGCCAATGCGCCCCTTTCGTTACATAAACGGGTCATCTGGTAAAACAATGAGTACGCTGGGTTGCCCTCATAGACACCATAATCTTCCATAATGACCGAAGTATTAACAATCAGTCTGTGCTGCATCATGACAGGTTCTAAGGTGTCTATGATACGCTGTTCCTTTTGTGTCCTGTTGTTGACTTCTGAGGTGGCACAGGGGTGCGTTTTATTCAATACAGGTTTTAATAACTGTAAGAACATACCATCCCCAAAGTTAGACTCAATAACAACCTCATTAACTCCATAAAATTTAGCCTTCAAAGCTAAAGCAGAAAGAGTTTCAGGAGCATAACCGTTACGATATCCTCCTACTTCCATAAGAAATAAATAACCATTTAGGTACTTTATAATAGCGTATGCTGACTCATCTTTTCCACGTCCTGATGGGTCTATTGCCATTACTGTTCCTGTGTAACTTTCTGTCTCTTCAGAGCGACTTAATGCCCCATAAAAGTAATCGCCTTTAAGTGCCACACAGGGTACATCATGTAACCTTTTAGACGGTTCACTGCACCATGCCCATTTCATAGAGGAGCTATTAAGGTCTAAATCGACCACAATGAGGTCTTTTACTTTCAATGGGTACTTCTCGGCATCAGACAGGTTTGTATTGAGCATGAACTGTAAGGCAAACCCTGCACGCCCATAAGACAGCTTACGTTTTGCTATCTCGTCTTCATCAAACCTTTCAGGGTCAGTAGGCAGCCCACTGTACCTTGTGGGGTTCATATCGAACTTCTGGGCAATAAAGGGGGCTAATTCGTCCCCATAATTTTCGCGTTCTTTTTGGTCTTTTGGATAAGTAACCGTCCATACCATCTTTTTGTACCCACGTTTTGTCAATTCATTATAAAGAGACATCTCGTTTTGTGGGGTCCCCAGGTAGATAATCTGTCCTCCTGGTTTTAAGACAGCATCAAATTCTTTTACGGCTTCTGATAGTTTATCTCGTTGTATCTGTGTTCCCGAATTATTAGGAACCTCGACCATTGTATTAACATAGGGGCACTACTCCCTATGCCATCTTCTATTTAAAGCCTCTACAACATTTTCGTGGGCTGTTATAAATTGACAGGTGTCTTTGGAATAAAGATGATTATTTTTTACTCTGGTATCTTTATCCAAGTGGACATTTTCTCCTCTTTCCCAGGCATCATAACCAGGCAGTTCAGGTAATGAGTTTAAGAAATTTTTGAAAGAATGCCAGCGCTTGTCCACACGGCAATTTTTATAACAGCCACTATACTTTTGATAGCATCTTTTAAGCATGTTTGCCCATAAATCATATGCTCGGCGTATAGTAGAGGAACCACGCATTGGTATGTTTATATCCGTATCTAAATAGCCAACACCATATACTGTTTTTGCTCTATAATCCGTTATATGCCCTGTGGCTATATTTGTTGTTTGTACATTTGCCACCCACCCACTTTTTATAAAGCGAATTACAACCCGTGGATGCTGCCTTTTATTATGTGGTAAACGTTTTCCTGGTATATACTGTAAAATTTGAATTTTTCCTTTTGGTGTATTATGAATACTTCCAATTTTATAGCGTGTAGTCATGTTAGACCTTTCTTTAAATAAAAATGCTGCATGTCACCATGCAGATTAGACTATATCTTTATGCATATATGCATACCCCCCGTTTCCACACGTTTGTGTGTACTTCCTTTCGGAATAGTCGTTACACGTTCCTATTTGTATAGGCTTCGCTCGGTATTGTCTCGTGTGAGGGTTTCACCGAATTAGAGGGGTTTAATGACGACATTCTTTTTATCGTCCGCTATCAGTAAGTCGGCACGGCTTCCCGTTATCTGCCCTGTAATTCCCACCGATTTAACAGACGGGGAAATATCAGGAACAGCAAGCCCCACATCAAAAAGATTTTGTGTATCTCTTTGCCCCCTTTGTGGCAATAAGGGTTCCAAAAAAGGCAGCAGCATAATAATACGTTTAATAAATACAGCGTTTGCATCTGCTCTGTCTTTGGAGGCGGAGACAACCAATACCTTTAGCTGTGGGTCTTTCCACAATCGCCATACCGTATAGGCACAAGTTAGGAAAGACTTAGCAACCCCACGGAAACCCTCAATGATAAAGCGGTCTCCAGGTGGGGTCATTAAGTATTTTGCTATGTCATATTGAATGGCAGTGGGGGCAGGAAGACCAATACTTTTCCAGACCATGAAGACAAAGACACGAAAATCTTTGCTTGCTTCTGTTATCTGTTCTTCTGTCCACATTCTTTATCACCGCATGTCTTTAAATATAGGAATTACTTCAGTTGCTTGTTTCTTTAATTCTGTCATTCCCTTAGTTTCTGGCGTGGTCTTCATATCGTTTTCTTTAAGAAACTTCCGTACCTTATCCAGAAAAGCGGGGTTCTTTCTTAGCTCTTTGTCTTTCAAGCCTTCAAGCAGTGCGGTGACTTCCAGTTCTGCTATCTGGTCTATCAGCTTTTCATCAATTTTTATCATGCGTTATGCACCCCATAATCATCGTAAGCTTGCAGTGTATTTGCATCAATAATAGACAAAACTTTATTTGCATAGTCAGGGTCGGTTGCATAGACACTACCCATAGCATAGACAAAGGAGGCTACATCAAAGGTGTTACTCCAGATTTGCCATGCTTCCGCATATGCAGGTTCTTTGGCCATCAAAATACACCAATCTTCGCAAGCTTCTTCCAAAGAATTGTAATCCTGGAAGCGGTCTTCAATGGTATAATAGCCATATGTATCAGACCACTCTTGTGTCTCTGTGACAATATAGGGGCCTGTTCCGTTCCATTTGCGACCAAAGATATTATAATCACCAATTACATACCGCCCCCAGCCGCTCTCAAGGGCCCCCTGTGCAATCAATACGGATGCAGGAAGGTTCCATTTATGTGCCACTGCGGCTGCTTTAGGCCCTAACCAATTAATAAATTCATCAGGTGTCATGCATGTCTCCTTTCTTCTTTAATGGCTTTATACATCTTGTATAGCAGCCAGCCTATTTGAATTATTGTATAAATGCAGGTCAGGATGTAGACCCATTCGTTCCAAGAAAAACCCATAAAAGTCGAAAAGGTCACACCCGCAGAAGGTGTAACCTTTATAACATCATTTCTAAATGTTTCTGTTCTCAAAATTTCACCACCAACCTAGATGCAAAAAGTAAGCATAAAAATAAAAACCAAAAAGTAAGCATATCATGATATCGCATTTATTCCTCCTTAATACACCAATATTTGTATGGGTACTGTTTGCTCTATATGTGAATTTAAATAGTCTACCAAGTCTTGTCTATAAGGAGCTTTCCAGTGCCCATCAGTTGGAAACGTCATATCTAACGATATACCCCCAACAAGCATTATTGCGTGGCGTCCTGCCCCATTTGTAACCAATACATCTAAACTGTGTACATGTTTTGCAGTTGTTAAGCGATTAAACTGAACGCCCTTTATGGTACTGGGGGTAAACTCCGTGCAAATATATGTTGTTTTGTGCTTAGAAACTTTCATAGTACAAGAAACATAAGCAAAGGTAGCACCAGTGGCTGTTACTGTCACATTATTGTCCGTTAGTGTCCCTGAAGACACATTTAATGCCCCAGGATTATAGCCATCATGCCCTACTATTGTAGCTGTCCACTGTGTCCCATAAGGGAACCAATGTTCATTCTCATCTGTCCAGCTTTGTCCCCCAACATGTAATGTAATTGTCTGATTAGGGGTTTGCTGTATTTTTAAATAAAATTCTCCATTCTGTACTATTTGATACGTTTTATTATTTTTGATTGTGTACACCCCCGTACTTCCCCCCGCTGCCGCATCACCTAAATAGGGAGTAATAGGCATGAATAGTGATTGATTAGCAATTAATAATGGCAACCAATTATTATCTGCATTACACTCCTCCTTTTGTGTGTATGCTGCAATGGTGTACGTTTTATGTGTCTTATTATTATATATTTTTAAAGAGTGGGGCGAACGACTCATTCTATCCACATCTCCCCATTAGGAAAATAAAGATGACCATTTTCCCCTATAGTGGGGCTCTTAAACCATCCTAACCAATTCCCATAATTATATGTGTTATACCAAATAACTGTTTGGTTTCCTGCTGCATTGACGCCCACTATTTGAACAACGATGGCATTAGCATTTAAATAAAAAACCTGTCGAACCCCCCAAGCTAAATCAGCGGGTTTGTTTACTGTTGTTTCTGTTCCAATGAGATGCGCCTGGTTCAAGGGGGCATATGGGTCATTTAAATCAACCTGTAAGCAGTCATTTATTACTCCGTTTTGTTTTGCGGCCGATAGTATTTCTTCTTTTTTAGCATATTTCTGTTCACTTACTTGCCTTGTATCATAGGCAGCGGGGTCCCATGTTGCAGCCTGTTGTGCGCTTTTTGCGGCAGCTTGTGCAGATTGTGCCGCCTGTGTTGCCTGTGTTGTTGCTTTGGTTGCTTGCTGCTGTGCTACTGTTTGTGAAGTATTAGCCTGTTGGGCTGCTGTAGTTGCCTCTCTTGCCTTATTGATTGCAGTCTGCATGTGGTTTTTTACTTCATTTAGCACAGAGACGCATTGAGACCACAGGTCTTTTGCAATTAAAGCCCATGAGCGGCTGGACTGTGTCTTCCCTGTCGAAGACTCTATATCGGTTTGTCCATCAGGAGAACCCGTTGCTATCGCCCAATCTTTAGCTTTGTTCTGTGCAGCCACTGTCTGTAAGCTGGCCTGGGCAGCACTACTTGCAGAAGCTTCCCCTGCCTGTTTCAGGGCATTAAGTCTATTTAAATAGGTATTTCCTGTTTGTGTAATATCCTGCACCTGCTCCTGCCCCTTTGCTTTCAATTCATTCAAAAAGGACTCTTTATTTGCTGTAATATAGTGCAGTGTAACAGCATCTGTGGGGTCTTGAGGGTCTAAAAGATTAATAATGCGGTGCATACGTGCATCCCAGGCCTGTGCTGCTTCAGACAGAGCCATACCCCCATCACGTACTTCATCTCTGGTTTCTTCCGCCAAGTGCAGCAGCTGTACTTCTTGTACAGACATATCGACTGCTTTTAGTACAGACGCATCTTTCCAGGCTACCAAAGGCTGTGTAGTGGTCTGCCTTACAATTTCTATCTTCAGGTTAGTAGGAGACGCCAGAGTAATTTGTTTATCTGTTACAGTGTATTCACTACCCTGTACCAGTTCTTTTCGTGTCTCATTATCTATCAAGCGTACTTTAACAAAAGCCTTGCGAAGATAATCAAACGAAAAAGAATAGACCCGTTGTGTCCCATTGCCCTGGTATGTCACTTGTGTTTTTCTTTCGTCAGCCATAGGGCTCCTTTCTCATACAAAAAAAAATAGAGGGCCATAAAGACCCTCTAATACTATTAAAAGTATTAATATACCTTTACCACCCTATCCAGTCTAAGAAAAGCACAATAAGGGCAGCACCTGCATAAAAGTTCACGAAGACTTGAACAATGTGCCAAAAGAGACTCCACCCAGTATAATAGTCCCAAATTTCTTTGCTATGTATTGTTTCGTAAATACGTAAACGTATCTTCTTTTCTTCAGGACTTAAAGAGTGCCAGTTTTTATCCCATTCTCCTGTATAGCCTTCATGCATATGTTATCCTCCTGTTAGCTTTTCTAAAAGACCTTTCTGTTTATATACCTTTTTCTTAGGCGTAGGTTTTTTGGTTTTCGGTTTCTTTATGTTCACCTTATCTTTGATAAGAGAAGACACACCTACCATTGCCCACCAAGACCCAAGCGGTAAAGACCTCATCAGATTATCAAAATCCCTGGTGTCCCCCTGGTGAGTAGCAAGGTCATAAGCACCAGCAGCCCCATAAGCTGTCTTATCCAAAACACCAATAGCAGGGGCCTGCCCAATAGCCTTACCAAGCTTACCACTAACGGACATATCCGAACGGGGTTTCTTATAAGTATTATCTACTGTTGTCCTAAAGCCCTGGAAATCCGTAAACATTTCCGCTACATCGGTACCTACAGACAGAATAGACATAAAGGATGCTCTTGTCAACCCCGCTAAGGCTAAGCGCTGTGGCGTAAGGTTCCTATCAAAGAAGGTATTCCGTTTAGCTGTATCATTAGGGTACATAGCATACCCTCTGGCAACAGTCAGCCCATAATAGGTCATAGCGTTTGTGCCCATGGAGAACATTAATGCCATCCCATCGTCCACTTCATGGGACTGTAGGGCTCTCATCATTTGCCCGTTTATTGTTCTGAACGTGAAATCTTTAAACTGGAAGAACAGTTTAGTGTACCAATTAGCATCTTTAAGGTACCCAGTGTTTCCTATAGTTTGCTGCTGTATAGACCGCAATGATTGGTTTCTAACCAGCTGTCTCCATAATGTAAACGTATCAGGAGACTCCTGCATCCATTTGTCCATTGAAGCTGCTACCTGGTCTTGTGGAACATCTATGTATTTCTTTATATCCCGTTTCATGCTAACCGTATCAGACACCCCCGCTGCTTTTAGTTTCTTTGCGCTTACGGGGTTCCTAAAGGCACTAAATGTTTTACCATTTGCCCAGTCTATAAGGTCTGTAATGGCACTAATGCGGGACTCCTGTTCCATAGCGTCTGTCAGCTTTGTCATCTGGTTTACAGTAGAGGTCAATAAAGACTCTCTATGTGTCCATTTGTAAGCACTATCGGCCACTGTGGACAATAAGGTACGTGAACCATCATCATTATGTGCCATGGTCTGGCTAAAGGCACGGTTAGTCATAGAGGAGCTCATATGCCATGCTTTGGTCGCAATAGACTCTCCCTTTAGATGCTTTTCGGCTGCCTCAGCAATAGACGCCAGTTCTCCCTTAGACATATGTCTCCAGCCTCTGGCCAGTGTTTTACCAAAGACAGGAATACCAGACAGCAAGGAATGAAATCCGCTATAGGCAACCATAGACCCAATTTCACCTGTTTGTGCAAAGGTCATGTTACCGCCCACATTTGCATAAGAGTGCTTCCGTATCATATTAGAAAACAAGTTCCAATTCTTCATGTCGGCTGTATTATAATCACCCACACCTCTTATCATCTGGATGGAGCGTCTTAATGCATCTTTCTGTCTCTCTGCGCCCCCTTTGCCTAATATATGTTTGCTCTTTTCTAATTCCTGAGCGCATGTATCCAGAAAATCTTTAGTACCGCCTTCCCCAAAGGTGGCATGAAGAGCAACATCACCAGACATTCTGTTTATCATCTGTGGCATAATTTTGTCTATATCAAAATCACGCATGTCACGGTCAAAACAGAAGGTAACACCGTTACCAATATCCATTTCAGCGGATGTATCCATAGGAAAACGGTGATTAAAGGAGGCCATGCTGTCTCTAAAAGTAGACACATCGCCATCCATAAACTCCATATCAGACATGTGCCTATCTCGAATACCAAAGGCCCAGTCCTTAGCATTTTCCTCTATCCAGGCATCCACGGCTTCATCGGTTACGTCTGTCTTAACAGGTGGGACGTCTTTAGGCCCATGAGGTTTACTGTTATATTGGAGGCGTGCAATATCAAAGTCTTGTTGGGCTTTATGTTCAAGCTGTTCTCTAATAACTTTTCTATTTGCATTGCGTCTTGCATAATCCGTAAGCATATCCTGAAATTTATCCCAGCCTTTAGCGCCACCATAATAATGTGCCCCTACATAGTCATACATCTTATCCATGTCTACAATACGGTAAAACTCATCATCATTAAAGAGACCATCATGACTAAGATATGCTCCTGTACCTTTTCGTCCACCTAACTTTTCACCTTCCGCTGCCCCAAATTCCATCATATCTTTGCGAATGGCTTTCATGCGCCTTGCTAAAGACACAATTTCAGTGGGATATTTAGATAAGGTGTCTGTTTTACCTAAGGCAGCACAGTTTTCATTGAGTAAATTGTAACATTTAACAATGTCCTCATTTACTTTATTGATATACTTATTTCTTAATGCCCCCACATGACCATACGTTTTCACCGTATATTTGATACGGTCATCCATAAAATCATTATACATAGACAGCCAGCGGTCTTGCATAAACCGTTTAATGTCCTCTGTTGATTGTGTCATACCGAAACGTTCATGGCCACGCATTTGTGCATCGTGTAAAAGGATATTTGCTGCTTCTCGTAATCGTGGCAGACGGGAAGAGGCCAGCTTACCATAAAGAGTGCCAGGAAGCCAGCCTGCCTCCAACCACTCTCCTGGAGAAAAATGAAGACCCAGAAAATCAAGGTACCAGTGTTTATTTTCTTTAGACACAGCCCCTTTAGTATCCATAAAGGTCTCATGAACAGGGGTCAACATGTTGTCTTTGGAATAATGAATATCCATGACTACATTAGACCCATCAGCTAAGGGTGTAACTACTTGCTTACTATTAATTTCATTTTGAACACTACGGGTTATCAGGTCTTTTAATTCTTCATCTGTTGTGTCTTTATTAGTAATATTCTTTTTAAGACGTTGCCAAAGCTTCTCCTTTTTATTAAAGGAGTTTTCTACCCAATAGGCTAATGCTTCCTCGGGGCTGTTTGCCTGTTTAGCTGCTGTCTGCCAAGCTATATCTTTTGATGCCTGCATTTTCTGTTGGACTGTATTCATTATCTGCTTATAGGCACTTTCAGGCATTATATGCTGTAAGCCCTGGTGTACGCCAACCTCATGTGCCACTAAGCCCTTAATGTTCTTAGGTGTCACCTTATCGGACAATAAAACAGACACACCTGATGCCTTATCAGTAAAAGCCACTGCTTTCTTGTCTAAAGAAATACCATTGTAAGACGCCAGCTTTTCAGCATGTTCTCTGGACACAATAAAGAGCTTATTGGCGTCCATTAATTCCTGTGCTTCTTTGCTACTGTCTGCCAGTCTTCTCTGGTTGACTTTGGATAGATACTCTACCACCTGCCCCTTATGGGACATAGAGGAGACATAATCTTCCGCTTGCGCCACTACGGTTCTTTTAGTCTGCTCTATGGTGTCTTCAAGGGCATTAATCTTCTTACCACGGACACCTGCTTTACGCAAGCGCCCTGCAAGACCAATAGCGCCCCCTATGGCCCCACCAAGGAAAGCAGCAGAAGCATAGTCTGGTTCCCAGCCACCATAATTCTTTGCTGCCCAACGGTTTGTTGTAGCCACTGCGGAGCCTAAAGCAACTTTCGTGCCACACTGAATGGCAAAATTATCCATACCTGTAATAGCCGAAGACACCCGCATTTGTTTCTTTAAAAGTGAAATCTTTTTAGTTAAAGCAGCTACCTTACCAGCTTTTGCCAGTAAGGCTGTACCACCAGAGACACCCGCAGCTACAATAGTCACAGGGTCAAATAAAGCCCCCACCACAGAGCCCAATGTAGATAGTCCATATTCCATCTGGGAAACACGTGCCCGCCTCTGCATGTCTTCTTGTTTCATGTAGAGGAGCTCTTGTAAGGCTTCTGCACTGGATGCATGTGTTAAGACATATTCCTGTGCTGCTAACGCTCCCGCTATCTTGTTACCTTGTGTATCTGTATCTGGCAGTTCTCTTTTAACCATTTCTACTTCTTCTTGAGATGGATTATATGTATCCAGAAAGTGGGACACTCCTGATGCATTTATGTTTGCCCAAAGGTTTCTTAAGACAGCCCATGCACCATCATCGACTGCATTATCAATAAATTTATCTTTTGTTTCTTCCCACGTTCTTTCAAAGTAAGACGGATGGCGGTTGTCTTCAGGAATAGTTGCAGGTGTCTCTCCCCAAGGCCCTATTGGGTGCGCCTCTTCAAACACCTGAAAATCAGGAGACACACCTAAAGCACTGGTTAACCCTGAAGCATATTCTTCTACAGACGCCCCATAGTAACCACCATTCTTTAATGCCTGTGCATAAGATACGGGGTCTGTTGCATCTGCAATACCGTTCTCGACATAATTTGCCAGATAAGCCCCAGCAAATCTTGCCCCCTCTTCTCTGGAAGAAAAAGGCTTATACCAGAGGTCTCCATCAGGCTGCCTCCAGTCATCCCCCATATCTTCAGTGGTTGTAAAGCCCCCTAAATTGTTTCCTGTTCGGAAGAGTTCAGACGTAAAGCCACCTGTCTCGTGGTACCATTGTGCCCATATCAGATTAGGGTCAAGATATCTACCTGTCTTATTTTGAAATTCCTGTGCAGCTATCTCCGCCAAATCCATATAAGGTTTCATATCACCTGGCACTTAGACACCTCCTTATCAATCTATAATTCCCTTAAATCTATCTAAAAGGTCATCAGTGATACTATCATTATCATCTGACGTATCATCTGTGTTTGTTTCACTATCTATAATAGTGGCCTCTGCCTCATTACCGTTGGCTAATTCATCAGACATAATATTGGACTGCTCTGTAAACTGTGCTTTGGTATAGGCAGCTACAGGCTGTGCCCAATTTGTAGACCGTAAGACCAACGTATGGTCCCAGCGGCTGTATTCAAAGTACAAATTGTCTTCTTCTACACCCCAGGCAGCATTATTGATAGCTGTCTTATGCCTTAGCCAATTCATGGTGGCAGCACCTGCATCCAGCTTGTCATCTGCCGAAATGTCCGAAAAGAACGCTTTAGGCAAAATATGTCCCTTATAGGTCATAAATACTCTTGATACTGTATCATTGACCTGCTGGGTTGCTGTGTCTTCATCCATACCACATGCACGGGCATAAAGGAACAAATTGTGTGCTAAAGGCTGCACTAAGGGGTCATCAAGGTACGCCCTGTCTGCTTTAACGCTCTCATTGTCCTCTGTAGAATAATCTAAAGTTTCCACAGCATTGTTATTGGCCATATTAATATAGTCATCTTCAAATAGCTGTCTCTGTACCTTATCAGCCAGCTTTTCTGCCCCATTAATGAACATAGCCAAAGGCTGTTCTACATTCAATGGGTCTGGGTTCATGTCCATCAACATCTGTAATGTTTGAATTTTAGCGGTATCTTCATCACCAAAGATAGACATAAAACGTGGTGTATCAGCTGCCAGCATATGGAGACCTGTTGTTATACCGCCAAAGCTCTTTGAAAAGGCATCATTCAAAGCAGATGCCGATGGATGTATCAAGGCTTCATGCACTTGGTTCTTTATGCCCTCTGCAAGGGCACCATGAGGCGCAAAGTCTAAGACAGCCATCATTTGTCTTGCTTTTACAGCGGGGTCTGCGGAAGACTGCATGAGTTCCATATATACCTCTTCTGCTGCCCTATTCTGGTCATCTTTTGATACGGTCTTTGTAACAATATTTCCTGTCTCGTCATACTGCTGTACAGTCAGATTATTACCAAGAGCCGCCCTGCCACCAGACAATAAGGTATAAATAGCCTTTTTAGCTGTTCGGACGCCTATATCTGCATTTACCTGTTTTGCATGGTTCCTTGCTTCTTTTTCCAATAAGCGTGCTTTTATTTCAGGGGCGGCGTCTATGGCCTTGCGAAGATAAGGCTCAAGTGTAAGATAACCCTGGGGGCTGTCTTTTTGCAGCTTTTCTGCATAAGCTTGAAGACCTGCTGTATCCCCTGCTGCTTTTAATTTATCAATTTCAGATGTCTTATCAATAGACCATTTATTCATTTTATTAAAAGAAGACTGCCCCGCCATTACTAAATAGTCTTGTAAATCAATCTTATCTTTTACTTTAACATCAGCCAGTGTTTCTGGGTCCCTATACAGGGTTGCTTCTCCCAGCGCCTGTATCTTATCAGGAGACCCCACATCACGGGCAGCCTGTTTCAGTAAGCCTTCTGCCATTTTAATAGACTCGGATGGCTGATAACCATTAAGAGCCATAGCTAAAAACTTTTGGGTAGCTGCTGCTGTAGCATCTTCATTAGACATTCCCAAAGACATTTGATGGGTTAAATCCCCTAATGCCACCTGAAAGCCCCCATCACGCTCCGCTTTGTAATTAGCTGAACGCTGGGCACCCTGCAAGCTAATGCTTTGTACCAGCCCCTTTTCATAACTTTCATAAAAGCCTTCATCAAGGCTGTCCATATTGACTTCAAAAGGCAGCTTATCTTTCATGTCCTGATAATAAGACTGCTTAAAGGAGTAATAGCGCTCTGCTTCTTCCATTGCTGTGGGGAGCTCCCCCTGTTCTTCTCGCAGTTTTGCATATTCCTGGTCGGCCAACATAGCCATATGCTTTCCACGCATCTTATCAATATAAGCCACTGCATATGGGTTGTCTGCCAGCTGGTACTGCCCATACTGTGCTAAAAGCTGTGCAGAAGTAGCTGTTGCCCATGATTTTGGGTCAGTAGCCCCTAAAAGTGCTTCAACCTTATTGGCATCTAATTGTTTCTGTTTGTCCCTTTCTGATATATAAGACCCTACAGCATCCCCAAAGATACCTAAGGAACGGGCCAAACGGTTACCTGGCATAGCCTGGGCATCTATATAACGGGAGGAAGACTGCAAGGGATTTAAACGTGAAACATATGTAGCTACAGGCTGCTTAGTAAATTGCCTCTGTGTTCCAATAGCATTTGCTATGTTTGTAGGCATCTTAGACCCCCTCCCTTAATCTGTTCATAGTCCTAAAGCGTGAATTGGAATACTTTGGTTCCCACGCAAAGTTATAATCATTTTGTCTCTTTGTCTTCAATTTATAACCTGTATAATCACCCCAGCCCCTATCGTTACCTAATGCGTTCCTTGTGGTCTCAATAGGAGACACAGTGGCGTTTTTACGATAATTACTTGTTGCTGCGGCTTCTTTCTGTGCAGCAAAGCCTTTTAGGCCTGTAGCAGCTAAAGACATTAAATCACCTATCTTATCGGGCTTAGCCTGTGCATAGGTGTTAGCAATATATTCTTTGGTAGACAAGGCAGTGGTTTCTTTATTCAAGTCAATCTCATTACTCTTGCGGCTATAGTTATCCTGAATAGACCCAACGGCTCTGGCTGTATCTGCTTCACCTGCCCTAATCAGGCGGTCAGCTGTCCTTCCACCCCCAGCCATGCCTTCTGCAATAGCCGCCTGGACAGAAGAATTTAACTGCATTTGATTAATACGGGTTTTTATAATGTCATTAACAGCCGCTTCATAAGAGTCTCGCCTTTCCTGTTCATAGTTTTGAAAAGCATAGTTCATTTCCTGCACGGCACCTGTCATCTTCATGTTTGCGGCCTGTGCGGCTGCTTTATTTCTTTGTCGTATCCCCCAGGCTTGTAAGGCCATCTGTCCTGCGACTGCCCATGTGCACATCTGTGTCTTTCACCTTCTCTTCTCGTGTAATAGTAAATATACCCCAATTGTCCTTTAAGCGTCTCCAACGGGCCCCTAAGTAATTCAAATAGACCACATGTGTATAATTGCATAACCACACCACATTTGTAATTACTCTGTAGTGCTGTAAAAGAACCTCTTTAAAACCTTTAGACCACCTGATAAATTCTATTTTATGCTTCTCTACGTTTGTAGTCAGCAATAACCATACTTTTGCGGTGCCTTCATTCAGCGGTTCTATTCCTCCAATACCCAGCAAAGAACCATCAGACAATGTAACAGCCATAACACCCTTTAAGTGACATAAAGTGGCATAAAGATGTGTCCTATCATAAATTCCCGTAGCATGAAAAACCTCTTTAGCATCCGCTTTTCGAATATGCTGTGCAAAATAATGCAGCTGTTCTTTCGTTGCTGGCATAATAGCTATCATATACTATGTGTCCTTTTCTGATAATTTCCAGACCACGTCCATTCCATTAAGGAAACAGGTGTGGGTGCTCTGGAACTAATTGAAATAATACAATTTGAATTGACAGACATAATTGGAAAGAGCATTGCTCCTGTCTCTAATGGAATGATGCCCAGTTTATTCGCAGCCTGCCCTAAGACACGCCCTGTATGATAATATTTATTGTCTGCCCTGTTGTCTTTATGGGACACCTTAACTTCAAATACTCCTGTCTCTTCAAAATTTATCTTTGCATTGGTCAACTGGAGACGTCCCTCATCATCAGCAACAACCCCTGCATCTGTTTTACGCTTAACGTAAATAGTAGAAAAATCAATTCTAAAGGTGTAAACCTGTCCTATTGTCACCTTTTGTCCCACGTAGTTCCCATGAAGGTAACATTTATCTGCCTTTACGTCTTCTGCGGAAAACTCAAAATAGTGCTTATCAGGAGTTACTACGCCATAGTAAGTACCATCAGGCACAGCATGATTATAAGAAGCCCCAAGGTGCAAAATAGTCTGGTGATTAATGTCATCATAGTTTGTTGCTGGAATGGGGGCAGTAATTGCCTTTCTGTCCAAAAAGACCCTATAAGGTTCATCTTCATAATCCTTTGTGTTGTAAGTAAATATTACCTTCTCCATAAATAATCTATTGTCTCTGTTTAATAAAAGGTACAGTTCAGACCCAATAAAGCCCCCACCTAAAACAGCGGCTTTATCAAATTCCCAATAAGACCAAGAAGACTGTAATCGTTCATCGTCTGCAAAGAGGAATTTATATACATATAATTTTGAGGTATCCCCCACAGACGGTAGTAATACAATGTTTTCATTGCCACAAGAATAAATATCATAAATACCATTCTTTAATAACGATGGGACATGTGATGTAATGTCCTGTGCGTCTTTAGTCCCACGGGTGTCATCCATTGTATAGTATTCCCTTACGCTGGAGTATAGTGCTCTCTTTACAATAAAGTAAATGCGTCTCCCCACTGTTTTTGGGGCAACCGCCACATCACATGCAAAGGATGTGGTATGTGGCACGGAAGCATTCTGTGGGGATAAGACGCCATCTACAGACAAAATGAATTGTGAGTTTTGTGAGAACAACACCAGGTCTGTTGAAAAGGGTACCGCATGGTACAAAATGGACACCTGGTTATCAGACACCGCTAAATCAATGGGGTCTGTATCCTGTACTTCTACTGCTGATGCCCCCCAAAAGTCAAAGAAGGAGGCAGAGCGTGACAAAATAACGTTTTCTCCAGACAAAACACCAAGTCTGTTTCTAAATAAAAAGATATCATTGATATTGTTGTTTACAAAAGATGGGTGGGGGTTTGAGTCATCATCACCTGATTTTCTCTCATCCCAGGAAACCTCTTTAATAGTAAAAGACCCATCTGCGTTTCTGACCAATGTATGTGGCATCGTTGAATTATTAAAGCCTGCAAGTATGCCAGGTCTTGCACATTCTTTCCATACATTATCGGTTGCATCATATGATACATAATAATCATCTGCATCAGAGCCGCTGTTCCCAATAACCTTCACCGTATATCCCTGTACAGCTGTCACTGGTAAATTTGTAAACTTCTGTACTGAATGAAAAATAGCAAATAGGGCATTACCATTAAAGCCATCATCACATGAACAAGAGTTTATGTGTATATCTTCTTTTCTCATGTAAAATGCAGAGTTTACCAGCTGTGTCTGCCACCCTTTTTCTCGTGCCTTTTCTGCTAAGCGGTCCCGAATAAAATTGGTATCTATCTTCTTTGCATCCTCTGCATTATCCCCATTAGGTGTTGTAAAAGACGCAACATTTTCTCCATTAATAAAAATAGTATAGGTGCGCCCATATTGCCCCGATTTAACATTTATGAGACAAGCATGGTCATCCCATGTTGAGGATACCTTTTTGTCACTCATTGTCACTTTAAAGTTCCGATTAACAATAAATGTGTAATCCGCAATAGTAACCAGCCGCAACTGTGTACGGGGTTTAGACACCGTCAGATACTGCTGTGCATTCCCCTCATACTTGACTGTCTTCTTGTGACCCTGAAGGTCATAAATAGACACCCCTGTACCATCAAATATCATCATATACCGCTCGTCTTCATCACGGTTTGCAATGTGTACCAGGGGCTCTGGGTTAGCAAAAGGGACACCTAAGTCAGCAATATAGCATGTAGGTGGTCTTTTCTGTAGCCCAGAAGCTTCAGTAGAAAATCCATTTACCTGTGTCTCTAATTGTTCGGGGAGACGCAATAAGGCTGGCTGCTGTGAAATACCTGCTACCAGGTTCTTTACTGTCTGTGATATTCTGCTCATCTTACCTCCCCTGTAACTGCTGGACATAGGTCATTCTGTTTGCATTGTAAGTACCTATCTGCATCTCATACTCCTGTAAAGCAACCCATGCTTCCTGTTCTGCTTCCCCTAAAGAATTGTCTAAGCTGTCATCCCCTAATGTCTCATTTTGAAACTTTCGGGATGCTTTAGCTACAATATAGTGTGCAATAGGGTCAAGGAGGTTCTCGATGTCAATATAAAGGACTACCATGGTTTCTATAGGCTGTTCAAATATATCTGTCTGATTGTCCACATCAAAAACATACCCATCACGCTGCACATATTTAGTTCCGTCTGTCCCTACCAAAAATAAAATATTATCAGACCACCTGATTTTATTTGTATATACATCAGGATTAAAAAGGTAAGACACCCATGTATTCCACGCCCATCCTTTAGACTGCACATAGCGACTTGTCTTATGCAAGATACGCAAGGCATTTGCTACATCAACGTTTTCAATTACTTCCAACGTGTTCACAGGGGGTTCCCCAATGACACCCAACATTTCATTTACAGCATCTAATTCTGTCATCTATTACTCCTTTTCTTTTAAATATGGCAGGCCAGGTAGGACTTGAACCCACATCTTATGGTTTTGGAGACCACCGTTTTTCCATTAAACTACTGACCTATAATGGAGGGATTTAAGGCTCCCTCCTATTACCTGTGTCTTACTTCGTTGCACCCATGAAGACCGCTTCAGGACGAAGACCCCCATGCCCCATAGCATAGGATGCCACAAGCATGTCTGCCTGGTATTCAGCACGGCGTGCTTTTTCCAGTGCAAGATCTTTCAGCTTAACGGTGCCCACTGCAGAACGGTGCATAGCAATGTAAACCGCCTTAGCTACATAAGCTGCGGGGAATACATGACCGTCTCCCTGGAGTACACCATCATTCTTTGCTGCCCCACCAGCCGTAAGGTGCGGGGTTTCAATGATGTCAAAACCAGCCACACGGAGGACATTTCCTTCCGTAATGGTTGCTACTGCCCCATAGTCACGATTAATGGCCACAAGGGACGCAACAAGGGCATTTACGCCCACAGGGGTCATGAACACATAGCGGTCAGATGCAGGAACATAGTTCTGGGACATCTTCGCTTTGACGTTCAGCAGAGAAGACACCAGTTCCTTACCAAAGGCTTCTGTGATGTCTGCTGCTGTGGTCAGCTGCATAATCTCTCCTTTACCCAAACCAGTGATGTTCTCCTTGTTAGCTACCACCATCTTAGCGGCTTCTGCAAGGACAGCCCCATCTGCGGCCATCGCCAGGGCTTCACCCATCTGTCTGGAGTATTCGCTGCGGACATCATAGTGCTTCAAGGCCTCATCAATGTCCGTAATCATCTGGGAAGTGGTCAAAAGGCCATCAATCAGAATGTTCTTTTCAGCCCCAGGAATGTTCTTACGAATATCATCCAGAGACTTACCAGGTTTCAGGTAGTCAGCGGATGCCCGCCCAAACACAGGAAATTGTGCCGATTTTCCGCTGGAAATCGTTCTCAAAATGTGTCTCCCGTTAGTTACGGAAGCTCTCTCAAAAGCTGTAATCGTTTCTCCTGCAAATACCTTCAGGTACATTTCAAGGGAGTCTGTCCCTCCCTGGACTTTACCAGGTTCTGCTACAGTTACGTTCGGCAATTAAATATTCTCCTTTACAATAAAAAAAAAGAGGAGCAATATGCTCCTAAATCAAAATAAATATAGTATTAGCCAATGAAGCTTGAATGCATGGTCTTGCGCTGTACTTCTTCTGTGTAGGCTTTATCTCTGGTATAGCGGGGGTCTCTCATTGCTTTTACCATCTCTGCTTTCGATGCATATCCCTCCTGCGCCTTTCCAGAATTACCACCACCCAGAACAGTACGGTTCGCTGTACCATACTTCTGCTCCATTTGTGCTTTATACCCCTCAAACATGACGGACAGCTGTGTCACATCTCCTGCATCAATCGCATGATTAAATGCATTAATCTGTGCATCAGACAGTCCGCCTACATAGGCCACAATGCGGTCATATTCATCTTCACCACCTGCGGCTTCAAAGACAGCATCCCTATATGCCGTTACCGTTGCTTCCAGACCAGCAATGTAAGCATCCACAACACTCTTCGGATACCCAGCTTTCTCCAGGGCTTTGTAGCTGTCTTCAGACAATTCACCGTTGTCTTCATACTCTTTAGACATTCCATCAAAATCAACCCCTTTAGCAGTCAGGTCTTTAATGACATCTTCTTCTGCCTGTTTCTGGTCTGTAATGCGTTGCTCAACTGTTTTCTCTTTAGGGTCCTTTTTGTCACCTTTTGGGGACTTTTTGGTATCCTCTTTGTCAGCTTCTTTTTTTACTTCCTTTTTGTCGCCTTCATCATCCACTGTTTCTTTAACGGAGACATTCTTTGTATCTGATGTCTTAATTTCTACATCTTCGTGTCCTTTAAGGGCATCTTCTGCGCCCCCTGTGACCGCATTAGGACCATAAAGAGACCCATTGTCACTATCCGCCACCTGGACGGTATTATCATTATCCATTTTTAACCTCCTTGTTGCTGCCCATTATTCATTACCCCCTGTGCCATCTGTGGGGCTGCTCTTGTAGCCATCTCGGCCATCTGCTGTTGTTGTAATTCCTGCTGCATTTCTTCTTCAGTCTTGACTAAACCAGATACATCCAAACCAAGTGCATTAGCTTCCATAAGGGTCATTTCATTCCACTTAATGGCTTTTGCCTGTTCGGGGTTCTGGGCAATCAGCTGCATAAATGTTGTCAGCTTATTTAAATCGTGTCCACGTCCAAGGGCTTCTAACCCTGTAGTAATCGTGGGTTCTACCAGGTCTTCTGGTAAATCAGGCATCTGTCCTGTTGCAGCCAGTTGTGCCAACATGCGCCTTACCAAAGGCAGCTGGAGCTCTTGAGACAAAATAGAATAGACACCACCAAGGGTGTCTTCCAATTCAGATGCTACATATCGAATTTCTTCGGCAGTGACACGCTCCCCATTCCGCTGCACGGCGCTATTAAGCATAAAGGCATAAGACAGCCTGGACTCAATATTTTGGATGGTAGCATTAACTACCTGCAAGTCCGCATACTTCTCCAGCTGTAAAGCGTGAATGTCTTCTTTTCTGCCTGGTACAAATTCACCACTCTGTGCCTTAGACAGCTTATATGGCCTTGTAATTCCATTAGGGTTTACCAAGAACAAGACATTTGCTGCAATGGCTGCTGTCTCCACAATGGCCTTAGAAAGCCCTTCAAGAGACTTCAAGTCCCCTAAATACTCTTCCACGAAAGACCGTCCATAAGACTCCCCATCTACCTTTACCATGCGCAATGGTATCCAAGGGGTCTTTAATAATGGAAAAGACTGCTCTGAACCTGAAACTGTCTGTCCATCTACTTCCTGATAAGATAAAAATTTATCATCTTCACGGTAAACATGTGTGTAAACCTCAATGATGTCCTCTGGCTTCTTTGTCTGCCCCTTTCCGTCCACCAAGGACTGAATGTCATCTGGGAGGGCGGCATAGGCTATCTTATCTAAAGTAACAAGCTGAATAACATTCCCTAAGGCATCACGCTGTACCACATAAGAATTGAGCTTATACAGCTTCATCCCCTCTTCTTTTGGGGGGAGGAACAACAAGTCATTACCTGTAACAATAAGTACCTTTATAGCTTCCGCAAGAGTCACCCTGTACTGATGTGTCTCCCCATAGTCAGCCAGCTGGTGCTCCTTCTGCATTAGCACCTGTTCTACCCGTGTCTTTAATTCAGGTTTCGCTTCCAGGTCTTTTTGTGCTTCCTGGCCTGGAGACAACCTAAAAAAGGGGGCATTAGGAGGAAACAAGGCTAACATCAATTTAGATGCTAAATTATTTACCCCCCGTGCCCCTACAGACTGGTACGGTGTGTCAAACGTTGTAGACGCCCCTGCTCCCGTTTTAGGAAACAATGAGGGTATCGTATACTTTGCACACTCTTCCGCCCTGGTTACATATGGAGACCTTTCAGACACTAAGCGCTCATAAAGGGCTTTTGCTGTTTCTATCCGTTGTGCCTTCTGCTTTGTCATTAGATATTCAACCCTGTTCCTGTAGTACCACCAGAAGCATTGGCGCCTGCATTGATCATCAGACCTTTCTTGCCCTTTGCTTTTCTTTTCTTTTTGTCTGCTGCTGTATCAATGTTTACATCTGTCTGGCCGCTTTCCTGTGCTGCGGGTGCGGCTGCCTGTGCTGGCTGTTCTACATTAATATCTGGCTGTTTCTGTCTGCCAAATAAACCACCAGTAACGCCACCAACAACCTTACCTACACCCCGTACAGCGTGCTTTACTAATTTTCCAATTGCTTTACCTACGCTACCCATTAAGTCTCCTTTCTGCTTTATAAAATCCAGCCCGTACCATAATTCCCACGGGTGTCATCATCGTCTTCATCTCTATCAATCTTTAATTCCTGCGCCCCTCGTATTTTCTTCTTATAATCCTGACTACCACCAAAGATAGGGGAGTCGGGGTCTTTTGTCTGTGTATACGGGAGGATGTCTCTTCCTGCCGTGTTAATCTTTGGCATACTTACTTTAGACCATAAGCACATTAGTCCTCCTCTTCTTCTTTTTCAAAAGCTACAGACCGTAAATGCTCTTTTACAGCCACAACGCCCTGCAAGTATCCTATCTGCCGTTCGGCATCCATGGTAAGAGGAAACCCAGACAATAAACCTTCAGTATTAAAAACGCCATCCAGATACTCTATCAGCTGTGGGGAAACATAGGGGGTTTTCAATTCCTCATTAATTGTCATCTTTTACCCTCTTTCAAAATCTTCACAAAGGAGGGGTACTCTAAAGTAAACCCCTGCTTCTTCATATACAGGTTCTTTGCCAGCTGGGGGTCTTCAGGGAGGGCAGCTGCTGTCTCTAAAAGTGGTATATGATTTAACTTTGCTGTCTCTTCCATCCACTTTGCAGCTACACGCCCAAAGCCATGAAAATTGGGGCTGACACAAAGGACAAAAAGCTCTCTAAAAACTTCTTGCTTCATCCACCAGGGGTTCTCAATGGTATACCCCACATACCCCACAACGTCTCCCTTATATAGGAATGCTGCCAGACACCGCATTACTGCCATAACCCTCATAGCTTCTTCAGCACTCTTTTCAGCATAAAATTGTGCACAGTATTTATTTTTCATTGCACATTCTGTAAAAGCATGCAGTGCTTGATAAATATATGTGGTGTCTTTGGGTTTCACCATATAGACGGTTAGTTCGGGTTCCACAACGTAACCTTGTACTTGCATACGTCATACTCCTCCTCTTTGTTTAGAATATGCGCCACCCGTGCTTGCTGGAGTGCTTCTCCTTCAGACAACCCTGCCTTTTTAAATTGGTCAACAACTGTTTTCCAGCCTACCCCATATTTTTCTAAGACTTTATCTGCTGTCTTTGGGCCTATACCAGGACAACCCTTATAGTTATCGGCAGCATCTCCTATCATGACCTGTGCTAAGAAATTTTTATAAGCCTGTTCTTCTGAAATCTCAAACCACTCATCATGTAGAAAATCAAAAAAGACACCAGGGATTGTCTTGAAATCTTTATCGCCCGAAATGTGTACTTCATGCCCCTTATGCTTATCAGCAAGGAGCCCCACACAATCATCCGCTTCCAGGGTCGGATAAGAGACACAATCATATCTGTCTTCCACCCACTGACGTACTGCCCCATAGCAAACAGGCTTTAACTTTCCTGCACGGTTTCCCTTGTAGGTGCTTAAAATTTCTTTTCGGAAATTCTGCTTTGGGTCTGAAAAGCACATAATCAGACCATATTCACCCTCATAGTTCATATGGTTTAACACCTTGTCCACAATAAGGGACACCCTGTCCTCAAATTGGGCTTCTGCGTCCGATGCGTTAGCATGAAGAGTCCATAGGTCTCCGCCCCAGTTGACAGGTGTCTCTACGCTGGAGGCGCTTTCAAAGACAAGCATATCCGCATCAAAAATCAATGTAAGCGTAAAGAGCCACCCCCTCCACCATAAGACATCAGGGATAACCCCTTTTCTGTTACTGTCCAATAGTTACATGCTGTGTTTTCAATGACAGAAGAGATTAGCCCCCGTGATGCTGCCTCGGCAATAAAAAAGGCATTCTCCCTGGCAAAATCGCTCTGCAACGCTGGGGAACGCATATGGACTTCTTTTAAAAACTGTATTAATTCTGACATTTTGTTACCTTGTCTTTTATTGTTGCAATTTTATCCCGAAGTTGTTTTTCTGAAAAATACTTCTTGTTTATATCGTTAAATAGCTCAAGCATATCCTGTCTCGAAGCACCCATTATGAAAAATGCACTTACAACATCAGCCAGTCTTTCTACTTGCCTATCTACCTGGTTATTTGACATCCCCCTATTGTTTGCTGTCACATCTACAGGTGGTGGTGGTGCACACGGGATGCTGTTATCAACTACCTCTTCTTCTACAGGGGTCAAAAATGATGACTTACCCCACCATCCATGGTCTTTTTTACAATATCCGTTACACGTATGTAAAGAAGCATAACTTTTATCAAACTCAATTGCAATCTGACCCACTGGTGATATGTAAGTACAGGTACCCACACAACCTTCTAAGAACTCCGGACCACCCATATAGCGTACCCTTTGTCCCACTTTAACATCTTCAAGTTTCATCTTAATGACACTCCTTCCAGTTATGACCTATAATGCCTTCCGTATCCAGCTGACACCTAAAATTAAAAAACGCCTGCGTATCTCTCATTGCAAGCTGCGCTTCCTGTACAACTATCTCTGCTATTTGTCTGGTTCGGCAGGCCACCTGCTGCTCGTCATGTATCCAAGCCATCAGCGCAAAGTCACCTTCCCAACCGTGCTTCAGCCCCCTGTCCAGCAGCCGCTCTTCTGTCCGTACTATCCAATACTTACAAACCAAAGCGCCTGCACTCTGGAGCAAAAGATTTAAAGCAGAATGAATAGACCGTACATGCAATCGTCGGCCATCTAAGCCTTTTAGATAATGACGCTTCCATCTTGTAATCTTGCCGTGATAGGTCTCTTTAACTAAGACACCCTCAATAGCTTTTCTAAGGTTCTTAATGGCGGGCGTTGCTGCCAAAAACTTCTTTTTTAGACGCTTACCTTCTGTAGCATCACCACCAACAATCTTACCAATCTTAGCGTCCCCAGCCCCATACAAATAGGCATAAATACTTTTTGTTCCTACAGGGTCGCTATTCCTGTAGCGTTCTCTTATGAACTGCTTTATGTCACCATAAAGAACAGACTATCTCTTCAAGGTTAAATAACCTTGTCCACCGCTTCCACCTGCTTAGGTGTACTTCCTTTCGGAATAGTCGTTACACTTTGCAAATAGGAAAAAGCCCTATATATTATTTCACTCTTATCCTGAAATAAACCCAGGGCTCTATTACAATTATGACACAGAAGACCCCTAACAAGGCCCCTTTTATGGTCATGGTCTACAACCAAACACCCCGTATGGTGCTCTCCCATAGGAAAATTCTCCTTGCCACATATTGCACATACAAAATTTTGCCGTTCTGCTATATCTATGTATGTCTTTAAAGAAATATGATACACACGTTGATAATAAGCATTAGTTACTGCATAATCTTTACAAAAATCAGAACAGTATAATTCTGATGGCGCTTTTGGGGTAAACACCACGCCACAATGCCTACATGCTTTTTCTTTAAAATACCCTTGTGGATATTTTTTAGCATTAGCTGTTTGTTGCGCTTTAGTCGGATTACAGCAACTGCTAAGCACCTTTGTTAAGTAGTTATCCCTTGTCATAATATCACCTCCTTGCCTTAGCACGGTATTGTCTTATTTAATAAGATGTTCACCGTTTTCAATGGATTTATAGACACCCATGTAATTAAATGTCTTTGCCGTGTCTCTCTTTTCAAGACCCGCTGCTTTTTGGTTCGCCGTATGAATATCCCCATGGACAACTTCATAAGCATACTTACCCTCATCATAGGGGTATAAAAAATGGGAAAGACACCGTAGCTCTAAACCACATGCATCTATCCCCGCCTGTATCCACCCCTTTGGTACACCAAATAGCGCCCTGCATTCTTTGCCATAAGGAGCACCATTATGTGGCACCTGGGCAACATTGGGGGACGAATGTGTCGCTCTTCCTGTTACTGCCCCATTAGGATTAACACGCCCATGAATGCGCCCATCCGCTTTCACATGAGACAACCATGCCTGACTGCCGTCTGCCAGTTGCCCTAAGCGCTTTGAAATCATTAGCTGTTCTTCTAATAAAGGGGCAAGCACCTGTACTTCTTTAGGGGCCTTTTTGTCACCTTTTAGGTACTTAAAGGTCTGCTCATCCATCTTAAGTCGCCCATCTTCCGCATAGAGTTCCACATTGTCTGGTAAATACCCACAGCGTTTACAAATAATATATTCAATCTGTTGTCTGCTGTTCGGGTTAAACTCTTTATAGCGTTGAATAGGAACACCCTTCACATACCCAAGGGTCTTATTGTCCCTTTTAGGAATAAAGACCTTATCAGGAATAGGTGGTACCATCTTTCGTATTTCCTCATCCAGTACGGCTGCTCTGGTACGTAAGACACCTTCCAGTTTTATAGCCTCTTGTACATTAAATGGAAAACCATTGCGTTCCTGTTGTGCCATAAGCCACGCTATCTTATGCTCAAGCTCTATAGCTGTCTGTGAATATTTCTGTTCCAGTAGCTTATCATAAAGGCATTCTGTGACAACAACATCCTGTTCGTTGTAGTCCAGCATTTCTTCATTAAAGACAGCCCAGGCATCCTCTGTGTCTTCCGCATAAGTACCTTTTAGGACATCTAAACGATAACCCCAAGCAGCCAGCTTATGAGACCCAATCAATGTTCCTGGTAATTTACCCGCCCGATATCGGCCATAATCAGACTCACCAATATTGGAATATATCAAGCGGGCCATTACCAAGGTGTCTACAATATTCTTTCGCTGGGCCCTATCAATAGAGAACCATGGATAAAGCTTCTGAATGGCGGGGATATCAAAATTTATGATGTTGTGTCCACATACCCCCTCCCCAGACCGAATGGCATTATGCAACCTTTTAATGCCCCTTTCCACGGTGTCTGGACCATAACGAATAATATTTTTATGCCCATCAGAGATGCATAGACAATGGATAACTGTCATATCCTCTAAAAGTCCGTTGCTCTCAATATCAAATAAAAGCATTGTCAATCAAAAAGGACCGCCATCCTCTTCTGCCTCCTCTCTTTCTTCTACTGATAGGGGTTCGGTTTCTTCCAAGTGGTCTGTAGCCTTGTTATAAAAAAGATAACCTGCAATCCCTGTCTCTCCTGTCCAGCGGTTTTTCAAGACACGAATACGAACCCTGTTTCTTTGTTCCCCATCTGCTTGCTGGTTTCTCTCCAAGCCAATAACGGTATCGGACAGCTGTGCAATAGCTCCAGACCCCCGCAGCTGTGAAAGGGAGGTTGCTGCCCCCTCTTCATGTGACATACCATCAATACGCTTCAGGTGCGAAATTACAATCAGACCTACTCCCGTCTCTTCGGCTAAAGAGCGTAACTGTGTCATCAAGATATCAATAAGCTTTCGCTCATTGTCTCCTTCCAAACCAGACACAGCAATAGAGATGTGGTCAAGAATAATAAAATCACACTGCTCTCCCACGGCCATATAGCGTATCTTGCTTAACAGGTTATCACCATCTAAGGAACCAAAATGCTCATATAGAATAAAGTGTCCAGTCCCTAATGTCTTATCAAAGGCCTGCTTGTACTCTTCTTCAGAGACACCCTGCCTATTCATATATAACCGCTTAGATGCTGCAATAGACATCAAACCACGGGCGGTGCGCTTCACGTTCTCTTCAAGCATCAATAAGCCTACCTTAAGGTCCTTTGTGACACCCAAATCGTAAGCAACTTGTCTCACGAACGTTGTTTTGCCTACACCTGTTCCCGCTGTTAAGACAGTTAATTCGCCTTTTCTCAAGCCACAGGTCATCTTATTCAGCGGGATGTCCCAAGGAAACATAAAACCCTGTTCTGTGTTTTCCTGCTTACTTACTTCTTCCCACAGGTCAGCACCATTCACAATGCCGTCTGGGGTGTACTTTTTGGCATTCCAGATAGCTTTGATAACCTCTTGTCCCCTGCCAGCCAAAAGGCACTCATTGGGGTCTTTAAGGGGCAGTGTGGCCACATAAAGTTTATTAGGTTGTAAGAGCCCCTCAACATCCTTTACAGCCTTTCGTCCTGGCTCATCCATATCAAACATGACAATAACCTGTTCAAAGGAATTAAGCCAATCCATGTTCTCTTTAAAGACCCGCTTAGCAGAGGAAACACCATTAGGAATAGATACAACGGGGTACTTATTACCATTCAGCTGTGACACAGTAAGGCAATCAATCTCACCTTCTGTCACTACCAGCTTCTTTCCCCCGCCCCCTGGCCATAAATGCTGCCCAAAGAAACGGTTACTTATCTTACCTAAGGTGGTAAACCTCTTATTTGGATATCGTAACTTTTGCCCTACACAGACACCATTATCATTAAAATAACAAGCTATCTGAATGGGCTGTCCCATCTGCACCCCCACTTTATAAGAATAGAGCCTACATGTCTTTTCAGTAATCCCCCGCCTTTTTAATGGAACAGTTGGCCAATCTTCTATGTCATACAGGGCACCCTTTTCTTTAGGCGCTGTTTCATGCTGTGTTGCATGACATGAATAACAATAAGTGTGCCCATCATCATAGATGGCTAAAGCATCATGGCTTCCACAATTGGGACAAGGAAGATGTGCTTTAATGATTTCACCGATTTTTCTCACCCCTCCATAGCTAAAAGAGACCCATCAGTAAAGGTGGGATAAGATTGTGTCACCCCCTGATAGGTCTCTTTTAATCTTGCTACTATTGCCTTGAAAGCTTTTGTTTGAGCAGCTGTCATCTTCCCCCTAACCGTTGGAATTAAGAGTGCAATGCCAGTCGCTTTTTTCTTAAACTGAATACCAGCCACCTCATCAGCAGCATGGTCTTCTTCTACACTACCGTTCCTGTGAATAATAAAGTGGTAGCCCGTATCAAACCGTGCATTTCTTTTCATTTCACAGAACATCTCTTGTAAGGGTTTATCTTCTACATCCCTTTTATCAATTATCAGACAGTCTGTCTGTTCTCGTTTTAAATATTTTACGTATTTACCCATTTTATTTACTTTTTATTTTTCATGATGAGGCCTCCTGTATCTTTTTTATCTTCTTTCCACCACTCTTCTGGAATCCATTTTGTAGCATATTTGAACCCATGTTTCTTACACCAGTCAGCATAAGACGTGGGGCTACCCTTGTATATTTTTGTTCCAGCTGATGAAAAGACAAACCGAATATCCAGGTTCGGATGCTGCTGCTTGATTAAAATATGCTTCTTGCGGTCTTCTACATCAAAGATGCCTTTAGTTTCCACTATGACACCATTAGGCAGCACAAAGTCGGGTGTGTAATGGTGCACCTGCTCTGGAATACTATAATCTATCGTATATTTTTCATACTCTACTTTGATTTTAGCATCTTGTAGCTGCAAGGCCACGTTGTCTTCTAACCCTGACCTGTAGCCTCTATTGATATGATTAGACCATCCACCTCTTCGTGAAAAACGTCTCACCTTTTAAAAATCCCCTTCAACCAATTCTTCATTATCTTCGTTTTCGTCTGCGGACACAGTGTTTTCCTCACAGACATAACCATCTTCTTCACCAAAGCCATAAGATTTAGCAGAGCCCCCCTGGCCATATTCGATAAGGTTAAGCACCTGTACAGCATTCAGCCGCAAAGAGACACCATTGACCGCATTAGAGACGTGAAATGGTATCAATGTTGCTGCAACCTTTACAGTAGAGCCATTCCCAATATTGTCCCCCTTAATCGGATTTCCTGCGGCATCAAAGACACCAATAGTTCTCGGCAATTCTTCTCCTGAACGGGTCTTAATTGTAGACGGTACCTTAAATTTAAAGACAATATCGCCATCTTTGTCTGTTTTAAAGCCCATGAAGGGTTCTTTAGACCATTTACGGCCTGGCTTCAGCTTCATTTCTGATTTTGCTTTTTCCAGTTCCGCTTCAATCTGACCCATCAATTCATCGGTATCTTCTTTATTCAGTTTCAGCTGGATGCTGTAACCCAGTTCCTTCCCTTCATATGTTTCGGGTTCTCTTAAATGTGCATAAAAAGCTTCACCAGCTTTGGTAACAATTTTTGTATATTCTGTCTTTGCCATAATGTTAATCTTCATCCTCCATAACTTCTTCATTGTTAAATGTATCCACAACGGCCATATTAAAAACAGGGTCTTTTATGAGACCCAATTTAGCAATTACTTGCCCCTTTTTCAGGTGACAGGCGTCTGCCCCGCTATTTCTTAGCAGTAGACACACCTCACCCATGTATGTTTCATCAATTATTTTTATACTGTTAGCCAAATTAATTCCATGCTGCCCCAAATAAGACGTAGTGTGAATTTCACCATGGTATCCAGCTGGTATCTGGACAGCAATACCTGTATGAACTTCGCATATGTCCTGGCTAAAAATAACTACATCTTCATCAATGGTCAGTGGCAGCCATCCTGTCTGTTTATTTTTATGTTCGGGGATAACTGCCCCCTCATACAGTTTCTTTATTTTTAGTGTTGGTAACATCCTCTACTTCCTTTACTACAAAATATATGCCATTCCTAACTAATCCCTGTCCGTTTGAAAGACTAAAAGAGCTTAGTATCTGCACGTCCTTCCCCTTTTCATTAATAAAGTACACGGGGTCTTCTGGGTTAATATAACCCCCTAAATCAATGACACGGTCAAGAAGTTCTTTTAGGTTCATACGGTCACACTCCCATTCCTTGTAATTTCATTGAGCCACTTTTTGTACCTTAAAATCTTCTTATCGGTGTCTTCAACATCTTCTTTACGCCCCCTGCGCATCTGGTACTTGATAAGACACCCTCGTAAATAGCCAATAAACTCCTCTTTTGTTAGACAAGCATGCATAACCATAATAGGCTGCACAGGCATGCTGGCATAGTAATCAGGATTATAGGCATCCACCTTTTTCATTCTTCCTCCTCTGCCTCCTTTATTACTCTGCTTTCACAGACGGTTACTAAGCCTTTAAACGTACCTTCACGTACATAAATAAGACAATTCTTGCCAGTGCTGAATGCAAAGACACCCTTAAATATGGTGCCATCTGGTCTGGTCACTATCACCCTATCGTTTGCCTTTAATGTCACGTACTCCCTCCTTTCTCGTTTGGAAATAATAAAAGAATTAATTTTTCAGAAAGCTTATCACCCTGTGCCCATATGCTCTCTTCCATTCCATCTACAATGTCTGAAGTGGTCTGTGCATGACTTACATGATTAAGTAAATCGTCAAAAAGGTCATCCTCCAAGACCTCAATAAGAGCACGTATGTCCTCTACTGTACACTTAGTCATTTATAATAACCCCCGTGCATTAAGAACCTCTTCAATATTAAAGGGCGCCGTATTCAAAATACAAATCTCCTTAAATAAATGATAATCTTGTATCGGACACGCCTTTTCATCTACTATCCAGCATACGCTATTCTTTTCTTTTATTGGTTTTTCTGTACAGGCCAATAGGAGCCCCCTGTTCGTCCGTATTAAATAATTATAACCAACGCCATACAGGCGTAATAAAAGGTCATGTTTAATATTAAAAATTGCGGCCATTTTTCATGCTCCCTTTTTCTTTTCAAACTTTTTCTTATAAGCTCTTCGGCCCTCAAACAGCAATGTAATCAGCTTATCTTCCAGTTCTTCCATACAGTCCTGAATGACTTCCATCATGTTGACACTAAGCTCAATAGGTGTTTCACACTTGTCCTCATAGTAATTAAGGTCATCCGCTAAGGCATCCTCATAGAGCCCTATGAGCTCCTGAATTTCCTCTGGGGTACATTTAGTCATGGTCTTGTTCCTCCACCTCTTCGTCATCATTAAAGAGCTCACAGCATTGATAACCAGCGGTTGCGCCTATATTAGACCATGATGTAGCTCCAGTACAATAAACCTTAAAAGGAAAATTAGTGTCGGATGCCTCATAATGTGAAAAATATCTTTTACTTTTTTGTTCGCCTTCTACGTCCCATACAAGCACTTTTGTATCTTTTGGCACCTTTGTCCAATCAATAATACCCAGTTCTTTTGCAATATCAAGAGGCTCTTCATCCACCCACCTAATGTCATTAAAGCATAAACAATCTACAATAAACGTATGCTTTGCATTAAAGTCTGTTGGTTTATCCACCCAAAAGGCATACTGTTCTCTCTTTTCTGGGCACGTACAAAAAGCAAAAAGCTTATCAGTAGCATCTCTTGCAAGATATCTATAGCCTGCATTATATAGCTGCTGTAAAATGTACTGCCTTGCTTCTTTGTCACTTATCATTTTTATCTACCTCCGTATGTAAAAAAAAAAAAAATAGAAGAAAAAGGGTTCTTTCTTCTAATAAGTGCGACAATCAAAATTTTTAGCGTGTGCGTGCACAACATGCTGTGTTTTGTTTTTTAAGACACAAAATATCTGTTACATTTATGTATCATATTGGTTACATATAGATAACTAATTGTTAAACATATAAGTTATACATTTAGTTAAACAATAATAATAAACACTTAGTGAAACATTTAGTATCCTTATTGTTACATTATGTACCTTTATGTTACATTATGTTTTTCTTTCTCTTCTCTCTAATAAGTGCGACA